AGATCTTAAAATTAAAACATCAGATGGCATAGATACAGCCCTGTTACCTGCTGTAAAATTAGATGTAGCATATTTTCGTAAATCATCATAATCAACCTTACCTGCAATATCTAATTCTACATTTCTTATAAACTCTTGAATTATAGAATCTGTTAAGACATTAGAATCAACTTCAGTGTAGTTTCTTACTTGAGTTAAAAAATTTGCGTGCGTTATTGCCATTATGTTATACTCACTGTTATCGAACCTAATAAAGCATCTAATTGTCTTCTTCTATTTTGTAGAGACGGATCTTCTGGTTTCATTGAATTGATATTTGTAGATAATGATGGATCACTATGAGTAGCCACAAAAGACTCAGTTCTAAAAGCAAATTGACCTGGTAATGACAAATTAGCAACTCCTACTGAAGCTCCCCCTGAATTTGTAATTGTAACATCGCTTGTATTAGTATTTATAAAAGGTTGTATTGGTTGTTGAAACTTCATATTTCTTACGTCACGCAAAGCGATAGCATCAGCTGTGTTATGTTTTCTTCTTATCTGTGGATGTTTTGGTTCAAACTCAGATATATGTACTAATGAACCATTCCACTCTTTAACCATTTCTCTATATGGAAATTCCATGCCTGATCTATCCGATATAGCTTTTGAATTTTTTCCTGTCGCAAATTTAGCCATGTTAGATTCCTTGTGGGTAGAAAGATTGTGGTGTTATATAAGTAGAAGCTCTTTGACCATCTTCATCGAGAGCTCTTTTTAACTCATCTTCATATATTAATTTGTTTTGTTGCACCATGCCCGGTGCTTTTTTCATAGCTAAATAATATGCTAACCCTGCGCACATGCATGGTAAAAATCTATAAACAACATCAGGATCGTTTGAGTAAACACCTGCATCTTCAATTCTTTTAATAACATAATATTTTAAAGTGGTATATGTATTTAAATCAGGAGCTTGGTATAAATAAATCTTTGGTGTTTTTTCTCTTTCTACATAGTATTGTGATGGTTGCCCTGTAGCTAATTTATTTGGTAAAGCCGCATAAGCAGATCTATCTATTTTTGTTAAAGAAACATCTTGTGTGTTTGCATCATTGCTTGCTGCTGCTGTTGATGAAATAAAAGCTTCTAATACATCGCTAACACCAGCACTAACTGAATATTCAGCTTGTCCAGAAACTAAAGCATTTTCATGTAAAGCAACTTTCCAAAGATGAATACCTCTATTACCCCATTCTGCAAATAATAAATTTAAACTTCTACGTGCAGATTTTAAATCAAAACCAGATGAGGTTTGTAAACCGCATCTTTCATATCCTTCATCTATAACTTCATCAATATTTAAGTTAAATGCTGTTGTTCCTGAAGTAGCCATCGTGTTCCTTTTCGATTATACAATTTTTTAGATTGTATCACTTTTTGTCTATATTTTGAAGACCTTAGGCTTTTTGCCATATAATTTGGCGATAACACGTTTTTTTTTCTTTTTTTCATCTCTCGCGCCTCTCATTTTTCCTTCTATTTGTTTGGGAATAGATCCTCTAGTCATTGCCATAATTTTTATCTCCTATAAAATTAAAGTTTATTACATATCTTTTATGAACATCGGTCTGATATATAAGTTTATGTTCTGTTTGAGCAGGAAATAATAACATCCTGTTTTCTATACTATCAATCGAGTGTTCTTTTTCATTTTCTTTTAAAATTGTTTTACCATTACAATTCGTAAAATACAATATCCCAGTAGTTACAAATGGGTGATCATAATCAATATGATATGCTGATTCTTTAGCATCTATATCTCTAAAGCATAAATTAGCTCTAACTTGCACACAAGCTATAGAATTTAATTTTTTAAGAATTGGTAATATTAAACTATCAAAAGCTACGTGATCTGGTTTATAATAATTGTAAAAGCCATAACCAAAAAAACCAGTTTTATTCAAAGGGTTTCGAATAGTATCTTCAGCTCTAAAGAACCAAGGCATAGCTTCAGATTTAATTTCTTTTGATAATAGTTCGTAAAATTCTTTATCTAAAAAATCATCTATAATTTTATACATTAAAATAATCTAATGCTTTGCCTAATATTGGTTTATATTTGGTTTTACCATCTTCTTTAAATGCATGCAAAAAAGATGCTCTTGGTGTACCACTTACCCAACTACAATGAATCCACCCGCTGTTAGGCTCACCCGGAGTATAGAACTCTAAGATTAGCTGATCTGGCGTA